TTATAGGTTTCATAAGGCTTTGAAGGGATGTTTTCTGGCCTTCTCCCAGATTTGCAGTACCTCTTCCACTCAGCCGGAGTCTTGAATCCGAGACTCATCACAAACCTGTGAGCCTCTTCAAAGGGGAGAAACTTCACCTTTGCCTTCCCGGTTAGCCAATGAGTGTAATCAATCCACCCTTTGCCCTTATAGGTTTCATAAGGCTTTGAAGGGATGTTTTCCGGTTTCTTGCCCGATTTGCAATACCTCTTCCACTCAGCCCGAATCTTGAATCCGAGACTCATCACAAACCTGTGAGCCTCTTCAAAGGGGAGAAACTTCACCTTTGCCTTCCCGGTTAACCAGTGACTAGAATCAATCCACCCTTTACCCTTGTATGCCTTATTAGGATTTGATGGAATGTTCTTTGGTTTCTTTCCAGATTTGCAATACCTCTTCCACTCATCTCTTATCTTGAACCCGAGACTCATCACAAACCTGTGAGCCTCTTCAAAGGGGAGGAACTTCTCCTTTGCCTTCCCAGTTAACCAATAAGACCAATCAATCCACCCTTTGCCCTTGTAAGTTTCACTAGGGTCCAAAGGTATGTTTTTCGGCCTTTTACCAGATTTGCAATACCTTTTCCAATCAGTCGTAGTCTTGAACCCGAGACTCATCACAAACTTATGAGCTTCCTCAAAGGAAAGAAATCGAGCCTTGTCAAAAGCCCGCCGTATCTCTTCAAAGGATTTCACATCCTGCTTGTCCGTCACAAAGCCAAAGATGGCCGTCAGTGGATTCGTTCTCTTCACAAGGGTCAAGTCCACATCACCGACATCCAGTCCCTTCACGCTGAGGCTACGCCGTGTGAACATCCTCCAGATTTGCTCCGCCACCAACTCTGAATGCTCTGTATCATGGCCGCCTGCTTGAAGAAGGTCTTCCACCATCTCCGGATACTCTTCCTCGTAGAATTTCTGAGGCTCATCTCCATCCTCAAAGCTCTTGCAGCTTGAAGCAATCTCCTGGAAGACCTTTGCCAGGAAATCCTGACGCTTATCTGCCGGTACCGCCTCCGCAAGATAGTCATGCTTCTCTCCGGGATTCCCGTTCCCCTCAGAAGGTGGTCCAATCCGTATCGGAGCAAAGACATTCTCCAAGAGCATGGCTCCGAAGAGAGCAATCATGAACAAGTTCAGTCTCTCCTCAAACCCGTCTGACTCTGAATCCGCCAGCCCCTCCAGGAGGTGACAAATCTCAATCCCCTTCTTTCCATCAACGTCCCGTGTTAGTCTCCCAATCGTCTGCATAACCTCATTCAAGGAGTTCTTGTAGCCAATGATGACGGACCTCTCTGCATAGACCCAATCCGCCCCCTCCTTGAACATCGACAGAGCTATCACGATGTCCAGGTCTTCCGGCAACTCAACTGCCTCTACATACCGCTTCTTGGCCTTCCGATTTCCCTCATCCACCAGGTTCAACACCCGGAGAGATTTCCCATGCTCGTCCACAACAGTGATGAGCCCTTCTTCGCTCTCCTGAAACTCAGTCTCTCCATTCTCATCCCGTCCCAGAGCCTTTAGAATCTCCTGCACTTCATAGTGCTTCCCATGGGAACACCGACTGTTTACGTGTGGAATGTGAATGATGGTCTTGGCCGATTTCTTCCGATGAATCTCCGCCACCGTCTCTGCCGGAGCATACTTCCCTTCCTTTCGGGCATACATGGCGAACTTGTATTCAAGAGTCTCCAGATTCGCCATGGATGCAAAGAATCGGTCATAGGGGTATTCGTATTTCTCAAACTCCTTGGCCACCTCATCTGGCAAAATCTCTGCCAAGTCTCCCCGATAGTAAGTTGCCGTCGTCAGACCAATCCGGCAATTTTTCACCTCTTTCATCAGCCAGATAATCTTTCCAGCCAACTGATTAAACTCAGTCCATGCCCCATTCGTCTTAGAACTGAGATGATGGCACTCATCAACCCAGACCCTCGTGTCCTTCAGCAACTCTCTCGCCTCTCTCTTTGTCAACTTGTCCAAAGCCTTCAAGAATGAGGAATAGGAACAAATCAGGTTTGTTCTGCTTCTCAAAGGACTTCTAAGAAAATTCAAGAATCCATGACTCTTCCCACTTGTTAGAGAATCAGGGTTCGTCAAAAAATCCCTCGGACCAACTTTCCATCTTCTTTTTGAACCATCTGGATATTCAAGAACAGCATTCCTATAAGAGTTCCCAATGATTGTCTGAGGGACCAAAATAATGGTCTTCCGGACATCTCCAGACTCTTGTTCGAATGTTGATATGTATTTGATAGCCAGAGACTTACCAGAGCCCGTTGGAGCGAGAAGTCTCACATTTGAATAACCACCAAGGGCTTCAAATGCTTCTTTCTGCATCGGCCTCATCTCTAATGGCACATTAGGTGGCTTATCGACATGAACATCAATCTTCTGAAAGTTCAAACGAATGGCCGTCTTCTCGTAACTCGCTCTCATCTTTTTCGCCCTTTTTCAGTACGGTTTTCCACCGACGCACCTCTATATGTCAAGGTGCTGAATTATTCTACGAAAAAGTGATGATTTTCTTGGGCCAAAAAGAAACCCAATACGACAGGGCAGTCGTATTGGGCTTGAGGCAGTCAGGTGTGGATGAAGTCTTCCGCAGGGCGGCGGCGTTGACTTCAAATCTCAAACTCCTGGCAGGGCATACCGTGTTTGAGACAACAGACTCTATGAGTCTGCGGGAGATGGAAGTCATAGGGAGCCTGATGAGACTCCCTATAAACTTAGCCTGACAGCCGATTAGACACGAGTAATGGCGAGCGTCTGAAGAGCGAACGGATTGTCAGAGAACACAAACCACAAAATCAACTCCCTTCCCACTATAGCGATTCTTTTGACTATCTGGGTCTCCTTATCCACTAAGGCAGCTTCTCATGTGTTCTTCCAATGGATTACATCAGCCCAAACCGGCGACGTATGCACAGAACCCGGCACTTCCAGCATCCTAGATGTAGTCTCAAAATTAGGCCCCCACATCATGGTACTTCTTGCATTCCCAGCTTTTGATGTAAGCTTCAAAAACTTTTTCCACTCTTCCCTCACTTTCTCCAGTTGGTCTCTAAGATTCCTTTCTGTCTTTGGCCCCCAAGCTGCAATCAAATCCCTGGCAACTTTAAGGATTTCTTCAGCGACTTCTTTGTCGTTATTCATCTCTTGTCCTTTCTTTGCCACCTAAAACGATATCTCTAGGCATCAGAAACCCCTTGAGTGTAACCTCAAGGGGTTTCTGTTTCAAGACTTGTCTTTAGGATTTAGACATTTGTAGTCTATACCCTAGTGATATTCAAAGTCTGTAGGGCAAATGGATTATATGCCCCGATTCCGACCTGCTCGAACACCGAGAAACCGATGAGACGGTTCTTTGGGTCGTCAGCCGAGAGCACCGTCAGTTCCGTTCGCACAGGAATGCGACCGAAAAATTCAGGTTCTCCACAGACATAGACCGTTCCTTCCGTGACAATCCTGGAGACGATGAGCTTTGCTCCCCAGAGGATAGCCATGAGACCGGTCTTGAGCAGTTCTGCCTGAGTCTGAATGTCCAGGGTATCCCGGTCCCACTTACGCAGGTCGGCATAATCCTTGGCGTTCAGGAACACAGAAGACACACGCACGTCCGACCGTTCGATTGCCGCAAACGCATCTGCCAAAGCGTTGGCAGTCAGGTTTCCGGTTACAGCGATGGCCGGGTTTGGGTTCGACGCATCCGCAGCCAGAGCATCCATAACGGCGAAGACCTTGCGGTCTTCCTCTGCCTGGATTTCCGACTTGGCCAGGTCCACCGACCGTTCAATCAAGTCAAAGCGACGCTGTTTGATTTCGGTCAACTGGATTTCTGGATTGGAAGCAATCTCGAAAAGTGGAAACAGAACACGCTTGGGCTTTGCAACCGCCACAATGTTCTCGCCTTCTTCTCCAACGACATAGGCCGTGATGTTCGGGTCTTTGTCATAGATTGGAAGGGCTCCATCGGGAAGAGCTTCCACATAGAAGGCCTTGCGGCCTACCGATGTGTAGTCACGACGACGACGCAAGGGCTGAATCATCGAAGCAGCCAAACGCTGACGCCCTGCGGCGGTGCGGATGTGCTGACCAATAAGTTCTTGCTTGGTCTGATTGTCGATTGCCATGAGAATTCCTCCTTAAAAAACTGTGCTTGGTTTGCATACCATCGGACTACGCCCGATTAGATACGCATATCCAAACCAAGGGTCGGACTTGCAGTACTCGGTGACTTGGTTACGACGCCAATCACCGTTCCTTCACTGGACGCTTCATTGGTCAAGAGCCCGTATGCCGATGAATACAGCTTCTCTCCTACGGCGTAGGTAAGATTGCCAGTATCAGCAGCGTTCCGAGTCTCGTAAACGTCCACTTCGACGCTCGCCTGACCCTTAAGAACAGCGACCTTGCCAGATGCGACAGCAGGTGAGTTTTCGAAAGCAGCGCCAGCGGCGTCGTTCACGAAAAGACCAACAGGCATCAATGCCACAGTACCGGGGACAACCGTGTAGTCATTCCCTGCACTCAATGCGGCAACAGAGCCGCCCAACACACCACGAGGCGTGTTCACACTCAACGTCGTATTCGTGTTATTGCCGTTGTTTGCTCTTGTGAAGCAAGTGTCCGACAGTACGGGAATAGAGTTGAGTTGGGTACGAATGAGAATCGTAAGTGCCATTGCGATTCCTCCTTAATAAAAAAAGGCTATTGTGTCTGACTCTGGGGGAACTTCCCCTTAATTGAACGCTTCGCTCACATCAGGAGCAGATTTCCAGAGTTGACTCAGGTCAGTAGGTGCATCCGTAGATGCCACCTTTGGTTGACCTCCCAACTTCTTAACACCTTGCTTCTCCGCAGCCTCAACAGGAGTCGAGTCTTCGGATTTCTCAGTTGGCAGATTAGGGTCTGCAAACAACTGAGCCAGCTTGGCATCTTCCTCCGGATTCGCTTCGGGCTCGTCAGGCATCGCACTGGTCAGTTCGATGTCCATCTCACCCATCTGCTTCACCGGCTCTTCAGCAGCTTCAGCAGCTTCCTTTGGAGCG